TCGAATATAATATCCCAATCCCCCCAATCGTCACGGTGCGCGTCAAATGTTACGCCGTGTGGATCGCAAAGTTCTTTGAGTTTGTCTAAAGTTTTCATTGTTTTGTTCCTTGTTTGGGTGGGGACTTTTGCCCCCTTATGGTTAATCTTAGATCACAAATTGAGGGTTGCTTTCAAAATATCTTGCATCTGCAAGCGTAGTATCAGGATCAACTTCTATAGCGTCAACTGAATATTTTTCAGTCTGTGGCACAAACCATTCTTGGCAAACTTGGGCATGAATTTTTGTAAGAAAATCTCTATGTTGTTGTGCGTCAAATAGATGCTCATAAACTTCCATTACTTTTGGTTTGTCGGGATCAAGGTTGTTAAGACGCATTTCAGCAGCACCTTGATCGTCAAACTTTTCTAGCTTTTTAAGTACATAAAAGGTTTTCATTTTAGTTCTCCTTGTTCGGATAGCTTCCACTCGCGCAAGATTCCGTTAAATGCCCCAGAAGGTCGCCACGACGTCAACTCGATATAGCTTGCCAAAATGCTGGTTGGCAGATTTTCACGTCTTAAATCTATATGAGCATTTTTAGTGTTTTCAACGTAAAGATTGAATCGCCCAACTGCCAATTCTTTAGCTCCAAACTCTTTATTGCCAATTAAAGTGCTGTCGGCTCCGTAAGATTTTAATTTGTAAATATTCATTATCTGTTTCCTTTGTTTGGGTATTGGGGGGGGCTTTTGCCCCCTCTAGTTATGGTTGATAAAAAATAGGGCCACACGGCGCATGAAAGACTTCTTGAAACTCCAGAAACACTTCTAACGCATTTCTTGTTTCTTTTGTAAGTTCTCTCCCTTCTGTTATTTTTAAAAAATGATCCATTGCTTCGCTAACTTTTTTTTCGCTAATCATATTGTTTTTGCTTTCGTTTGGGTTTGTTTTTTGTTTATATAAAATATATAATATGCGTAAGGCATATTGTCAACGATAAATATTATAAATTTATAATTATTTTTAAAATAAAAAAGAGGCCGAAGCCCCTTAGTTTATTGCTGTAAGATTATCAGGTCTTTTTCGTGGTCGAAGCGAAACGTCAACAGTCTGGTGTTTGCTAAAAAATGTGTGATTGCCAATGGTCATTCTTTTATCAAGACAATCAGACCAATGCGTTTTTATATCTGAACGATGATACCACAACAGGCTTTTATCCGAATATGATCTTGATCCAGTTTCCAGTTTACGCAGTGCCTCTTGGGATACGGTAACAGCATCAGCCCAAGCCACTTCATCCTCTGGTATTTCAGCCCAACCATTTCTTGAAACAAAGCTGAACTGATGGGCATCCTTGACAACGCTACACACGCTGTCAGGAAAGTCTTTATGATCCACACGGTTAATCACTACTTCAGCTACGGCTTTCATGCCCTCAAGCGGCTCTCCACGCGCCTCATGGTACACAGTCAGGGCTAGGCACAACTCAATCAGCATTTAAAAGCCCCTGCTTTACTTCAAACTCATGCAGCTTACTTTGAAAACCGTAGTATTGCGCCTTGAAGTGCCGCATCCTTTCAGCGTGATACTCCATCTCTGTCAGGGCATTTTCTGTGTTAATAACATGGCATTCGCGCTGATAAACAGGATGCCAAAGGTCATTAACTTCATCACCTGACAAATACTCACAACGCGCAGACTTTTTAAACTCAGCCTTTTCGCCATGAGTTAATTCGCGGAACAGTGTTTTATCCTGATTCATTATTTTCTGCCCCATGCATATTTCTGACCGTAGAAATTATCGTAATACTGATTACTTGGTGGCTTGGTATAACCATCGTAGTTATCGCCATCGTAATCGTTCAAGCCCAACTGATCGCCTTGGTAGTTAAACATTTCTGTCCACACTCCCATGCAGGCACTTGAGTAATCCTTGTCTTTGATGCTGTTTTTAAAGTTATCGTAATCCAAAGAATTTATATAATTCTGGATAACGCGAGAAACTTCATTACGCTTGACCCATGCGCGATACGCATAGTCAGAGCCTGTCATGTAAAACTCATCAGCGTCTGGGAATAGTTCGTTGATTGCACCTTTTGCGCGTGATCGTACAAGTAATCTATCACCATTTAGATCATCTTTATCTGCCACGATTGACACAAAACTTTTAGAAGTAAATATCCACATTGTGTTTGGGTTCCTTTTGTTTTATTATTACGTTATGTAATATATGCTAAACGCATAATTATGTCAATAGTGGGATTGGCCCACACGCTGAATGCGGAGCAAACGGCGAAATCTATATAAAATTGCGGAGCGATTTTTTATGGTACTAAAAGCAGAACTAGAAAGTCTTGAAGGACTACCTGATGGCGTTGCGGAATTTTATAAACAGACTGAAAGCGGCTATGAACTTGCTGTTGAGGGAATGGTTCCAAAAACTAAAATCGATGAGTTCAGGACTAATAACTTACAGCTACAAAAAGATAATGCGAAGCTATCGAAAACTATGCAGAACGTCGATCTTGAAGAATACAAAAACCTTAAAGCCCTTCAGCAAGCCCAGAAAGACCAAGAATTGATTGAGGCTGGCAAGGTAGATGAATTAGTGCATCAACGCACTGAACGCCTTCGCGTGGATACTGACGCGCAATTAAAGGCACTTCAAGAGCAAGCAACAGAGGCGACACAACGCGCTACGCAAGCAGAGCTAGAGCGTGACAGCTATCTAATCAATACACGTTTACAACAAGCTGCAACTGCGGCTGGTGTGCGTGATACAGCTATTCCAGACGTTTTAAATCGTGCAAATGCGGTTTGGCGGCTAGACCCAGACACAAAAGATATGATGCCCATGCAAAATGATCAGGTTGTTTATGGGAAAAAAGGAACACCTTTAACAGTGGACGAATGGTACAGTTCTTTAGAAGAACAAGCCCCACATTTATTTAAAACATCATCAGGCGGTGGAGCCTCTGGCGGAGTCGGAGTCGGAAGTCGCAGGGTATCAATGTACGATCAAACAGGCATGAATAATTCCCTTGAGGCAATCGCCCAAGGCAAAATGACTGTTACCGAATAACGTAGTGAGATAAGACGTTGGGTTGGCTTCTTAGAAGCTGACCTTCTCACAAAATAGATGAACGGCGTTCATCACTCTGGCTTCGGAGAGGCCTTCTAACCCTAAATCTTAATCTAAGAGGAACTATCGTTATGGTTAATACTGTCACGAACATCATGCCTAAAATCCTCGCCAGAGGACTATTGGCATTACGCGAACAGGCAGTTATGCCTCGCGTTGTAAATGGCGACTATGCACAACAAGCCGCCCAAAAAGGGGATACTATTGATGTTCCCATTCCTTCCGCAATTAGCGTCAATACCGTTACTCCTAGTAACACGCCACCAACGCCAGCGGATAGTAGCCCAACAAAAGTTCAAATACCACTGAACAATTGGTACGAGGCTAATTTCCACATGACCGATAAAGAATTGGTTGAAGTGGATCGCAATGAACATTTCGTTCCAATGCAAATGTCTGAGGCAGTAAAAGCCCTAGCAAATAAAATTAACACCACTGTCCACAACGAGTACAAAGGTGTTTTTGGTTTTGCTGGCACGGCTGGCGCAACACCTTTTGCTTCTGCGGTTTCAGCCGCTACAGACGCTCGCAAAATCTTAAATCAACAATTATGCCCACGCACTGATCGGCGCATGATCCTTGATTTTGACGCTGAAGCAAGCGCACTCGCATTGGACAGCTTTAACAATGTCAATCAAGTCGGCGGCACAGGGCCAAAGATTGAGGGTGAAATCGGACGTAAGTTTGGTTTTGACATTTATACAGATGATGCAATCGTGACGCACACGGCTGGTGGTTCTGGCACACCACTTGTCAACGGTGCTTTAGCGGCTGGTGATACATCAGTTGTAATTGATGGTATGTCAGGCTCTGGCGGTCTTGTCGTTGGCGATGTTATTACAATGGCTGGCAACACTCAGACTTACGCAGTTATGACCGCACCAGCGGCTTCTGGTGGCGCACAAACCGTTACGGTGGCCCCAGCTATTACTGGCACAATCGCAAACGATGCGGCTATTACAGTAAAAGCAAGCCACGTTGTAAACTTAGGCTTTCATCGTGATGCCTTTGCTCTTGCAATGCGCCCACTCCAAGGTTCTACACAAGGCGATAGCTACGGCAATCAAATTGTAAGCATGACCGACCCAATCACAGGTCTTTCAATGCGCCTTGAAGTTTCACGGCAGCACAAGCAAATCGTTTACAGCCTTGACGCGCTTTGGGGCGTAAAACTGATCCGTCCACAGTTGGCGGTTCGGATTGCTGGATAAGATTAGCAGGGGTGGGGTTAGCTCCCCACCCTTCAATCAAAGGAAAGCAAATGACTATTGAAGTTTGGAAAGGTAGCAATCGCGCAATAATCGAAGAAGCCGATTTAGAGCGTTTCGAAAAAAGCGGTTGGTCAAAGACAAAGAAAACCACAGCAACGAAGCCCAAAAGAGCAAGAAATGTTGATGGAACTTTGAAAGCAGATGACCCTTCAACGCCCCAGAACGAGGCGTGGGAAGGCGGTAAAGCCCCAAAGAAGCCAAAGCGCAAAAAAAGCTGAAGCCCTACTGAGGGGGCTTCTTACAGCGTCTGAGAGATATTTAAATGACAATAACGCTGACTGTGGAAGATGGCACTGGCAAGCATAATGCAAACGCATATGTTTCTGTTGATGATGCCAACACGTTCAACAACCAGCGGCCCTATGCAACTTCATGGTTGGCTGTGGGTCTTGAAGATAAGAAACGTGCAATCATTATGGCGACACGGCTGTTGGATGAACACGTTGATTGGCGCGGTCAAAGTAAAAAATCCCACAACTTGAGTTTGTTGGAAACGCAAAGGCAATCCTTATCTTGGCCTCGCAGCGGTGTGGCAGATTCAGATAATTACTCAATACACCAAGATCATATGCCTAATTGGTTGAAAGATGCCACGGCTGAATTTGCACGATTTCTTGCACAAACAGACAGCACACTTGACCCTTCAACATCTGGGTTTTCAAAAATTGCGCTTGGTTCTTTGCAAGTCGAAATTGATGCAGAAGATCGTGCAGGGGTTATTCCTCGCGGTGTAATACACATGGTCAGTCAGTACGGAACAATTCGCTATCGCGGCTCTGCGAAACTGGTGAGGGTGTAATGGCGGCTGGTACTGCAAATCTAATCTGTGAACAGGGCGCGACCTTTGATACTTCTGTAACTTATGCAGATGAAAACGGTACTGCGGTAAATTTAACAACCTACAACGCAAGAATGGACATTCGTTTTGCTGCAACAAAAGAAGCAGACCTTGTTTTACGGCTTACAAATGCAAACGGCAGGGCAACAATCTCAAACCCTTCTGGTGGGGTTGTTCGGCTTCTAATTGGCTCAACAGATACAGAGGCTTTGGTTGCTGGTGTTTATTTTTACGACCTAGAACTCTTCACGATTGACAGTACAAATCCACCTCGCGTGGTGCGGCTTATCAAGGGTAAATTTACAGTCAATGCGGAGATCACAGGATGAGTTCAGTAACCATAGATCAGGGCATAGCAAGCGTTATTGCTGTTGGAACTGTTGGCCCACAGGGGCCACAAGGCCCAGCAGGGGCTGACTCAACGGTGGCAGGGCCACAAGGCCCAGCAGGGCAAGATGGGGCTTCTATGCCTTCGATTAGCGGTGTCACAAACGGTGCTTTAGTTAGCTTTGATGCATCTTCTGGAAACTTTGTAACGGTTACGACCTTAGACGGTGGGTCTTTTTAAATTTAAATAAAGGGGCAATCAATGCCAGCCATTAAACCAAAGACAAGTTCCACCGCTGGTGTTGCCCCACCAGCTTCAGCTTTAGTTGTCGGTGAAATTGCGGTTAATACAGCCGATAGTCTTTTATTTACTAAACACACTGATAATTCAGTTAAAACTATTGGCGCAAAGCCAACAGATGCTGAAACAAAAACCGCATACGAAAATAATTCAAATACAAATGCATTTACGGATGCCGAAAAATCTAAATTAGCTGGTGTTGAAGCTAGTGCAACAGCGGATCAAACAGATGCAGAGATATTAGCGGCTGTTAAAAACGGTGATGGTACTGGCTCTGGGCTGGACGCTGACAAGCTAGACGGTCAAGAGGGCGCGTACTATACCACTTATGCTGATAACGCAGTGAGTGCGCTTGTAGATAGCTCTCCCACTGCATTGAATACATTAAATGAGTTAGCTGCGGCTCTTGGCGATGATGCCAGCTTTTCAACAACTGTAACAAACTCAATAGCTACTAAATTACCGCTGGCTGGCGGCACAATGACAGGCAATATTGTTCTGTCTGGGAGTGCGTCAATTGATGGCAGAAACTTATCAGTAGACGGTACAAAGTTAGATGGCATTGAAACAGGGGCTACGGCTGACCAAGCAGCGGATGAAATAAAAACGCTGTACGAACAAAACAGCGACACAAACGCTTTTACAGATGCAGAAAAAACGAAACTAAACGGTATTACGGCTGGGGCTACTCCAACAAATACTACAAATGTAGTTGCGGCATTAACCGCTGGATCGAACATAACAATAAACTCAGATGGGACAATTAGTTCATCAGGCGGCGGTGCTGGCGGCGGCGATGTAAACCAAAATGCTTTTTCAAACTTTGCGGTTTCTGGTCAAACAAGTATCGCAGCGGATCAGACAACAGATATTGTAAATTTAGTGGGTGGTGCAAATGTCACCATTACGACTAATGCTGTAACAGATACCATTACGTTTACTTCTCAAGATACGACTTACAATGTGGGTGATGGGGGCTTAACTCAAAAGAATTTTACGACAGCCCTCAATACAAAACTAATCAATATCGAAGCAGGGGCGACAGCGGATCAAACAGCCTCTGAAATCGAAGCGATTGTAAACCATGATAATTTGCACGGTTTTTTTGCTAATGAGCATATAGATTGGACCGCGGCAAGTGCTGGCACAATCAACCCTTCGAACTATGTTGATAATGATACAACCTATTCAGTTGGTGACGGTGGGCTAACCCAAAACAATTTCACCAATACGCTTAAAACTAAATTGGACAACATCGAAGCGAATGCAACGATTGACCAAACCCCAGCGGAACTTTTAACCGCAATTAAAACAGTTCATGGCGCAACGTCTGGGCTTGACGCTGATAAGCTGGATGGGTTTGAGGGCAGCTACTACACGGCTTATGCTGACAACGCTGTGACAGCCCTTGTAGACAGCGCACCAGCCACATTAAACACATTGAATGAACTTGCCGCAGCCCTTGGCGATGATGCAAATTTTTCAACAACATTAACAACTAATCTGGGTTCTAAATTATCACTGACAGGCGGTACGGTCACTGGCGATATACTCATGTCTGGAACCAGTACGGTTGATGGGCGAGACTTATCAGTTGATGGTGCAAAATTAGATTTAATAGAAGCAAACGCAGCGGCTGACCAAACTGCGGCTGAAATCGAAGCGATTGTAAGTCACGACAATTTGCAGGGCGTAAATGCCAACCAACATATTGATTGGACAAGCGCAGACGCTGGAACGATCCACGCCACAAATTATATAAATACGACTTATACTGTGCAAGATGGTCAATTAAGCCAAAATAACTTTACCAATGCGCTAAAAACAAAATTAGATGGCATCGAAGCAAGTGCGGATGTAGTTAGTACGTCAAGCGTTGTGGGAGTGCTTACGGCTGGAACAAACGTCACAATTGCTGCGGATGGGACAATTAGTTCATCAGGTGGTGGGGGTGGCAGTGGTGAAACAAACCAGAATGCTTTCAGTAATTTTGGAGTTTCGGGTCAAACAACTGTTGCAGCGGATACGGCTACAGACACAGTAAATTTCGCGGCTGGTTCGAATATTACAATCACAACAAATGCAACTACTGATACCATTACAATTGCGGCTACTGATACAAATACAACTTATTCAGTTCAAGACGGTGAACTTAGCCAGAACAATTTCACAACAGCTTTAAAATCTAAATTAAACGGAATTGAGGCAGCGGCTACGGCTGACCAGACTGCAAGTGAAATAGAAGCCATTGTTTCGCACGATAATCTGCAAGGGTTCGTTGCAGCGGAGCATATCGATTGGTCAACCAGCCAATCAAGCAACATTCATGCGTCTAATTATACGGATACGACATATAATGTTGGAGATGGGGGTTTAACCCAAAACAATTTTACAACAACGCTCAAAACCAAGTTGGATTCAATTGAGGCAAATGCGACCTCAGATCAAACGGCATCTGAAATTGAAGGTATTGTTAATCACGACAACTTGCAGGGGTTTGTTTCTAACGAACACATAGATTGGACTGTAAGCGGTGCTGGTGTAATTCATGCGTCTAATTATACAGATACCGACACAACTTACACAGTGGGCGATGCTGGCTTAACAGAAAAAAACTTTACCACAGCTTTAAATACTAAATTAGCTGGTATTGAGACAGGCGCAACAGCGGATCAAACAGACGCAGAAATAAAAACTGCTTATGAAAATAATTCAAATACTAACGTCTTTACTGATACTGAAAAATCAAAACTCACAGGCATTGAAGCAAGTGCGACAGCGGATCAAACCGCAGCGGAAATTGAAGCGATTGTTGCGCACGATAACTTGCAAGGAATTGTAGCAAATCAGCACATCGATTGGACAGCTTCTAGTGCTGGAACTATTCACGCTTCGAACTACACAAACACAACCTATAATGTTGGCGATGCAGGGCTTACTGAGAAGAATTTCACAACCGCTTTAAACACTAAACTTGCTGGCATAGAAGCAAGCGCAGATATAACAGATACAACAAATGTTGTGGCGGCACTTACGGCTGGATCAAATATAACGATTGCATCTGATGGTACAATTTCATCTAGCGGCGGCGGCGGCGGCGGCGGTAGTCAAAACGTATTTTCATCATTAGCGGTTTCGGGCCAAACTAACATAACGGCTGACAGCACCACAGACACGCTTACACTGGCGGCTGGCTCTAATGTAACGATAACAACGAATGCAAGCACTGACACGGTTACTGTGGCGGCGACAGACACAACCTACAGCGTAGGCGATGGCGGTCTAACCCAGAAAAACTTTACAACGGCACTGAACACAAAATTAACTGGCATCGAAACAGCGGCTGATGTGACAGATACGGTGAATGTTGTTGCAGCCTTAACCGCAGGGGCGAATGTCACGATTGCGGCTGATGGTACGATTGCAGCAACGGATACAGATACAACTTATGTTGCGGCGACTACTTCAGCGGCTGGTCTTATGTCGGCGGCTGACAAAACGAAGTTGGATGGTGTCGAAACGGCGGCTGATGTTACGGATACAGCAAATGTTGTGGCGGCTCTTAGCGCAGGGTCAAACATAGCGATTGCCGCAAACGGCACAATATCTGCAACAGATACTGATACGACATATTCAGTTGGTGATGGGGGTCTGACCCAAAAGAATTTCACAACTGCATTAAATACTAAATTAACAGGCATTGAGGCGAGTGCGACAGCGGATCAAACGGCGGCTGAAATACTTACCGCAATTAAAACGGTTGATGGCGCGGCCTCTGGTTTAGATGCTGACAAATTAGATGGGCAAGAGGGAAGTTATTATACGGCTTACGCAGATACAGCGGTTAGCAATCTTGTCGATAGTTCGCCAGCGGCACTCAACACTCTTAATGAATTAGCATCAGCCCTTGGCGATGATGCCAACTTTAGCACAACAGTCACCAATTCGATTGCAACAAAATTGGCTTTAGCTGGCGGCACGATGACAGGCAACATTGTTATGTCTGCAACCGAAACTGTTGATGGGCGCGATGTATCAGTAGACGGTACAAAACTTGACGGTATAGAGGCTGGCGCACAAGTTACAAATACAACTCGCGTTGTTGCAGCATTAACGGCTGGCACAAACGTAAACATTGCGGCAGATGGTACTATCTCAAGCACCTATGCCGCACCAACATCTACAGCCACGCCATCAGTAAATGGACTAATGTCGGCGGCTGACAAAACTAAATTAAATGCAATTGAAACAGGCGCAACGGCTGACCAAACAGCAAGCGAAATTGAAGGCATTGTAAGCCACGATAATTTAATTGGGTTTGTTGCAAATGAACATATTGATTGGTCGGCATCTGCGGCTGGTACAATCCATTCGACTAATTACACTGATACGACATATTCAGTTGGTGATGGTGGGCTTACTCAGAAAAACTTTACAACGGCATTAAACACAAAGTTGGCTGGCATCGAAGCGGCTGCAACCGCAGATCAAACAGCAAGCGAAATTGAAGCTATCGTAAACCACGATAATTTGCAGGGCTTTGTAGCAGCGGAACACATTGATTGGTCAACAAGTCAGTCAAGCAATATACACTCAGGCAACTACACCAATACAACTTATAGCGTCCAAGATGGCGAGTTAAGCCAGAAGAATTTCACAACCACGCTCAAGACAAAACTAGATGGTATCGAAGCCGCAGCGGATATTACAGACACAGCAAACGTAGTCTCTGCATTAACCGCTGGCACAAATGTAAATATTACGGCTGGCGGTGTCATATCAAGTACCTATGCCGCGCCAACATCCACTGCTACGAGTTCAGCCAATGGTCTTATGTCTACAACTGACAAGGTTAAACTGGATGCAATTGAGGCCAGCGCAACCGCAGATCAGACCGATGCAGAGATAAAAACTGGATACGAAAATAATTCAAATACTAACGCTTTTACGGATTCGGAAAAAACAAAGCTATCTGGCATTGAGGCCAGCGCAACGGCAGATCAGACTGCAAGCGAAATTGAGGCCATTGTTAATCACGACAACTTACAAGGCTTCGTGGCGGCTGAACACATAGATTGGTCTACCAGCCAATCCAGTAATATACACTCAGGCAATTACACAGATACAACTTATTCGGTTCAAGATGGCGAACTTAGTCAAAAGAATTTCACAACAACTCTTAAAACTAAATTGGACGGTATTGAAGCGGCTGCGGATGTAACGGATAGCGCAAATGTCGTGGCGGCACTTACGGCTGGAACAGGCATTTCTATTGCAGCAAACGGTACTATCGCAAGTACAGCCACTGGCACAAGCTATCAGGAAGTCACAATTACGGTTGCAAATGGCAATCTGGCAATTGACGGAACTGAAAATCAAACGCTTACATTAATTCCTTCAGTAACTTATCGGCTTAACAATTCAGATAACTCAAACAGCAATCATCCTATTTTATTATCAACGAGCGCGGATGGCACAACTTACACTCTTGGGGTCACTACGGTTGGAACGGCTGGTCAATCGGGCGCATATGTTCAAGTAAAATTAGAGCAAGATGCACCCACCTTGTTCTACAAGTGCGGCAATCATAGCGGAATGGGCGGCTCAGTC